AGTTGCGTCACGACTTTTTACAGAAGGCTGAGAAGTTTGACAGTCAGGCAGTACGTAATGCTAAAGAATTAGCGCAGGCACAAGGCACCGTCAATCAACTGCTGGGGCGTGGCGCTATTACACGAAAAGAAGGTGACGACTTCCTTGCTGCAGTACGCGCAAAACAAGCCCCTCGTGCTGGCCGAAGCACGGCATCACGTGAAGGCGCGTTTGACAAGGCCAGTGCCGAACTTGACGTGCTGCGCATTCAAAAGTCGCTGGAATCTGAATT